TGGCATGATGCATCTACCACCACAACAAGTGTGGGATATGTCAATAAAAGAAATCACACTAGCCATTAATGGTTTTAAAGAATACAATACAGGTAAGAAATCAGAGCCTATGGACAAATCTGATTTAGAACGATTGAAGGAAATGTACCCTGACAACTAGATATGGAATTAGATAAACTCTTAGTCAAGATTGAGGCAGATTTATCCGACCTTAAACGAGGTCTCGATAAAGCAAATAATCAAGTAAAAAATTCATCAAACAAAATGTCATCTTCTATGCAGAAGTTTGGCAATACAATGGACAGAGTTGGTAAACGTGTTCTTACTTTCGGAACAGTATTAGCAGGTGCTTTCGGTGCATATCAAATAAAACAAGTTGTTGATGTCGGAAGACAAATCGAGGATTTACAAGTAAGACTTAAAGCATTATTCGGTACAGCAGAAGAAGGTGCTAAAGCATTTGATGTCATGGTCAAGTTTGCTAGTAAAGTACCATTTAGTTTACAAGATATTCAACAAGCATCAGGTAATCTTGCAGTCGTATCGAAGGATGCAAACGAACTTGCTGAGATACTAGAGATAACAGGTAACGTAGCAGGTGCTACAGGATTATCATTTACACAAACTGCTGAACAGATTCAAAGGTCATTTGCAGGTGGCATTGCTTCAGCAGATGTATTCAGAGAACGTGGTGTCAGAAATATGCTCGGTTTCCAAGCAGGTGCAGAAGTATCAGTATCAGAAACTATAGAAAAATTCAAAGAAGTATTTGGTAAGGGTGGTGAGTTTGGAAACGTAACAAATGATTTAGCTAATACCCTGACAGGTACTCTATCAATGTTACAAGATAAATTATTCTCATTTAGAAAAGCTGTAGCTGATGAATTTATGGTTGCTATAAAAACAGAGTTTGGCAATCTTAACAAAGCACTAGAAGACAGTCAGGAACAAATAGAATCTTATGGAAAAGCTATAGGTGAATCTTTAGCAAATGCAGTAAGTTTCTTAGCAAAAAATATTGATGAAATAACAGTTGCTCTACAAGTTCTTGGTGTGTTCTTGCTATCATCAGCAGGTAAAGTTGTACTAGGATTTTTCAAAACATTAGGCACAGTATCAGGTGCATTAATAGGTTCATTAAGTTTATTAGCAGTATTCGGTGATGAAGTTGTAGCAAGTTATACATTCTTAGCAAAAAAATTAGGATTGTTGAATGATGAAACAAAAGAATTAAGTGCTAACACAGGAATATCCACACAGGCATTCCTAAAAAATCTACAAGCTTTACAAAAACAACAGAAGGAAATAGAAAAAGCAAAAGAAGAATCTAAAGCACTTATAATTACCGAGCAAGAGTTGAAAGACATAACAAATGAAGTCAATGAATCGTTTCAAGATGCAGGTGAAGAAATATCTAAAGCATTTGGTAAATCTGTAACTAGTGGTGAAAAATTTGGTGATGCAATGAAAGAAATATTTAGAAACTTATTATCACAAATCGTTGCTACTATTGCACAAATATTAATTATAGACCCATTGCTCAAATCTTTGAGAAACTCAATCACAGGTCTACAAACATCCCTGCCACGAGCATTGGGTGGACAAGGTGGAAGTGGTGTTGCAGGTGCAGTTGCAAGAGAAGTCATTGGTGGAACTATAAGTGGTCTTGGTAGAGAGACTTATACAGTAGATGGAGAAACTGCTACAGCAGTATACAGACCTGATACATTTGGTGGTCAATTAAGTGGAATGTTTGATGATTTTACAAGTTTCTTAGGTTTTGCAAATGGTGGTTACACACCACCTAACAAACCTTACATGGTAGGTGAGAGAGGTGCAGAAATGTTTGTACCAAGAACAGCAGGTAATATTGTGCCTAATAACCAACTTGGAAATTCTGTAACAGTAAATCAATCAATCAGTTTTTCAACAGGTGTTGTACCTACAGTCAGAGCAGAAGTAATGAATTTACTACCTGCCATAAAACAAGAAACAATAAATGCAGTTGCAGAGACGAGAAGTCGTGGTGGCTCATTTGCTAGAACATTCGGAGCATAGTAATGGCAGAACCAACATATCCATTATCATTACCAACATCTCCATCTAACTTTGTTACAAGTGAATGGAGAATTATTAGAACAGTTGCATATAGTCAATCACCATTTACCTATGCACAACAAGTTGCAAAATATACAGGTTCGGTTTGGCAGACCACAGTTACATTACCACCAATGAATCGTGCTGATGCAGGTGCATGGCAGTCGTTCTTCATGCAACTCAATGGTAGGTTTGGAACATTCTTATTGGGAGACCCTGATGGTAAAACAATACAAGGTGGTGCTACCACAGTTATAAGTGTCAATGGAGACCATTCAATCGGTGCATTCGATGTCATCGTGGATGGTGCTGATGCATCTACAGTCATATTCAAAAAAGGTGATTATGTTCAGTTTGGCTCAGGCTCAACATCTAAACTTCATATGATAGTAGAAGATATTACATCTGATGCTTCAGGCAATGCTACATTACAAATTGAGCCATCTTTGAAAACAGCACTCACAGATGATGATGTTGTTACCTATTCTAATACTAAAGCAGTTATGAGAATGGATTCTAACGAATTAGGTTGGAATGCTAACAATGTATCACTCTATGGTATTACTTTTTCCTGTACTGAGGCTCTGTAATCGATTTTATGGGGTTTAATTATTGGGGGTATATGTTACTACCCTATATATGAAAAGAGCCTAAAATAAGGTATTCTAGGCTCTCTGTGAGGAGAAATTTATTCAATTATAGCACAATATCCCAAAATATAGCTATTATTGAGATAAATACCACACATTTAATTGTGTCTTGATGTTGCTCGTATATTTCAATTATCTTATCTTTCATTTTCAGTCTCCTGTATTAATTTATTAATGTACCATTGAGCCTTCTTTAAATCTTCTAATCCATTCTTATATTTATATCTACAAATATATTTTACGATGTTAGATTCAAGATAACCCATCTTTTGGTCTAGGATAAAATCGATTACTTCAATCTTACCCTGAGTATAATGTTTAGGATGATTGACATTGTCAGTCATTCTATTCTCCATACTCTAAATTTATCCACGTTCTCTTTTCTTCTTATCATTTTATAACCTAAGGATAGTCCACGATTTATAGAGCCTTGTGTCTCTGTCTTTCCTGTACAAAGTATGCTATCTCCAATTTCCATGTCATCAACAATCTCATACTTCAATGGCTTACCTCTTTGTGCTTGTGGTATTGGTACGTTCTTTTCTATTTTCATATTTGTTTCTCCTATTTATTTAGCAGGTGGATATGTCGTTCCACCTGCATATAACATCTCGTGTTAAATCCTAGCAACCCATTGCTAAGAATTCAGTTTCCCTAAATGCTCTTTATAAAAGTTTAGAGTTGCAATATCAGACTTGTGGTCTTCGTGAGTTATTTTAGAATCACCTGACTTGTATTGTCTGATTCTGTCTTGCAAGTAATTTATTATTTTTACATTATCTATCATTGTATTTCTCCATGTTCTTTTTTCATAAATTTCATGAATGATTTCTCATCCATAAATGTTTTGTTACCTTCAGGTGTCTCAACATGATATTCATATTCTTGACTTGGGTTGTGGTCTCCAAGACTAAAGTCAGAACGTGATGCACCAACTTTATGTGTGATGAATTTCATCTTGCTTCTTTTACCTGTAATGCAATCTTTGTAATAATCTACTTCATGAGGAATCTTATTCTTTTTAAGAATCCTGATAAATTTATTAGTAGCTGATTGCTCGTGTAGTGCATTGCACCAAAACACTCTATAAGCTTTTTGGACTATGACTTTTGTTTCATCATAACTGCCGACCCTTCTGTCGTGTCCTATGCTTCTAAAATGTTTGTTAAGTCTACCATAAAACTCTTTAGCATCGTAAAGATGTTCTGATATTTTTTGTCTTAGTAAGTATTTCATTGTTTCTCCTATTTAATATACCCTTAGTATAGCATACTAAAAGGGTAATAGAAGAACTAAATGCACGAAAATGCAATTTTTTTTACTTTTTTTGCTCATCAGGAGCTATTTTTATGCCATTTATCTTATTTATTGTCTCAATCAGGCTATTTATAGCCTTGATATACTGACAACTAAGTTCTAAAGTTTCCTGATTCCATTCTTTCTGATGTAGCAGGTCATTCCATAATTTTTGATTATGGTTGAGGTCTTTGACCAATCTATCTTTCGTTTCAGTCATCCTACCCAAGACTTCTTGTGCAGATATTGTCCATTTAGCTATTTCTTCTTTCATCATTTTCTGTGTCATTTTTATTCTCCCTATTTCACCAATTCAGGTTTACCAAATTTTTTTTGTTCTAACAATTTCAAGACTACATTGATATCACCTAATATTTCTTCTAATGCTGATATCTCACCTTGTACCCAATCTGAATCAGAACAAGAATCTATCATTTCATCTAATTTTTTCTTATAAACTCTATAAAGGACTTCAAATTCATTTATAGCATCAATCATATCTTTTTCGTTTAAGTTATCTTTAGTTATCATATTTTTATCTCCAAGCTTCTCCATTTATCCACACCACTAAAGCTTTACGAATACCTTTGGTTACTTTTCTAACTCTGTGATTCATAAAACTTGTAAATGCTACTAATTGTTCTATTTTTGCATCGAGAACATAGTTCTCACCACCATGAAATATTTCTAGTTCACCACCTTCAAAATCATCATTAAGTACATAAGACATACTTATCTTTCTAAGTGAGCTGATACCTTCAGATACATCTGAATGCCAATCATAGTAATCACCAACCTTATATTCTAAATATTGAATATCTTGTATGCAGGATAATCTATAATTGAATGTGTAATTTAAATCTAAAGTAATATGATTGAATCTATCACCGATATTAGATTTAAGTGGTATTCTCCAAGCATCGACTTGTCGGATTCCTTTCTTACCTGATTTGGTTTTTGCATCTACTTTAATTTTCTTTTGTTCTATTTCTTCTAGAAAATCTTTGCAAACATCTTCACCTATGACTTTTGTAATCAAACCATAAGTAGGATTCTTCTTTAAATCAGGTTGGCAATAATCCTTAAAGAATTTATTAGGTAGTGGACTGTAACTACTCACTTGCACTTTCCCTTAATGTTAGTGTTCCTTTTTTACTTCTTGATATCACAACACCA